CCCAGATATTTATACCCCAGCAAATGACGACCAGCTTGACGGGTCCGGCTTAAAAATTACCGCGTCAAGTCTCAATGATGGTCACTGGACGTGGGGAATTGTAGACCCTGGCTCTGGCTACACGCAGGACAAAAAAGTTCTTTTTGAGTTCCCTGACTCAGATGATCCTGAGGTAGAGGTGTTGCTCAAGATTACCCAACTAGGCTCAGAGGTTATTGACTCAGAAGAGCGTGCTTTGAATGTCAAAGATGCTATTGCTGATTTTCCCAAGTACGAGCAAGAAAAGACAAGTCATCAGGACGGGCCAGAGCACTCTGTGGTGTTTGTTAACGAGATGATTCGACCTGATAAGCGAAAGCCAAAGCAAGGTGCTGCTCAATACAACGACTTGTCGCTTTTAGGTTTGCGCCTTCAGGCAGGCAAAGACTGGACATCAATGGGTCAATTAAGTGCTTATGTAAAACAAGGCATCCAGGTTGATCGACTGATAACGGACGCTGGAGCAGACTCTGCCGAGAACGCCTTAAAAGCATCAACAAACAATTTTGCTGAGATTGCGTATAACCTTTTAGTCAGCGACAGGCTTGGGGCTGGCAAGCGCATCCCTAAAGATACCGTAGACCGCGATTCAATAACGATCGCCGCTAAATTCTGCCGAGCAAATAATTTTACGTTTGACGGAATCATTGAAGACAAGACATCAGTCAGGGAATTTATTTTTGCTAATGCCGCGTTCAATCTTCTAAACTTTTCGATTGTGGGCGGCAAGTTTTCGCTAACGCCTGCGGTGCCTTATAACACGAGCGATTTTAGGATTGATCCTGCCAAGGTAGTTAGCAATGACATTAAGGCTCTGTTTACTGACGGCAACATGAAAGACATGCAGGTCAACTTCCTGCCTGCGCAAGATCGTCAGCCAACTAAGATTACTGTTGCTTACAGAGAGGAAAAGGAAAACGGTTTTGCATCACAAAAGATGATTCAAGTTCGCTTAAATGATGGCAACGGAGGGTCAGATGCTGACCCAGAAGAATACATTGACATGACCAAGTTCTGCACTAGAAGCGATCACGCACAAACCATCGCAAAATATAAACTCTTAACAAGAAAGCATAGTAACCACTCGATCTCTTTTAAGACGACTCCGAGCAGTGCGCTAACGATTGCACCTGGCGACTTCATCAAAGTTGTCTCTAAGACAACTCATACAAGCCGGTTTAATAATGGCAGTATTGACCAGCATGGCGGCATCACGTCAACAACACCTCTTAACGACAGTGACGGCACGTCTGTCTTCTACTGGAAGCCCGGTTTTGCAGAGGTTGAAGAAGGCTCTCTATCTGTGACTGGCAGCAAGACAGGCGATCCTGCGTTTTTTGGCTCAATCTTTACCGTGAAAATGCAGAACCAAGAAAAACGTGTCTATCGCGTGACTAGCATTACGATCGACGATGAGGGTTTTGTTGACATCAGTGCCAGCCATGAGCCTTTGACTAGCAATGGGACGCTGGCTACGATTGACCCTGATCCAACGCAGTTCACAGTAACGGGCGGATGACAGCAGTTAGCTTTCCAGCGTTGGTTCCTACTAGCCGTTCTTACGCGCCTGGGGTTTTCCCTGAGCAGCAGTTTCAGTCACAGAATGGCGCTGTGGTTCGTGTGCGTTATGGCAATCAGCGATACAGCAGCAGCCTCTCTTTGTCTTTTGCCAACATCACTGATGAAAACGCCGCACTGATTCTGCAGAACTACGTTGACGTGATGGACGACGACAACTACGCAGAGTTCACCGCTAGCAACGTTGCAGCCGGTGCATCTGAGGCGTTGACCCCTTGGATCAGGGAAACTAACAGCCTTTTGAAGTGGAAATACGCATCACCGCCGTCAGTTACGAGCGTTAAGCCAGGACTGTCTACAGTGACGTGTGAGTTCATCGGCGAGCTAGAGGGGGCTGAGCAAGATGGCTAAGTATTACGCCGGGCAAGATGGCAGCGTTGAACTTGGAGGCATCGCAGTCGCCAAGGTTGTGCAGTGGTCATTGACTGCCAACACTGATGCGCTTGAGGTGACGGTCCTGAATGAAGATGTGCGGACTTTCACTACTGGCGTTCGCACTGCGTCTGGTGCACTAACGGTTCTGTATTACGACGACGCGCCGGTAAAGCTGTTAAATCAGGTCAACCAAGACACGACAGCAGACCCCTCAATTACATCGACCGCCAGGCTAAAGCTGAAATTTGACGATAAGTTTTTGGAGTTTGACGCGGTGCTGACCAGTGCCGAGCTGGCCTGTGTCGTCGGTGAAGTGATGCGCGTGAACGTGAACTACACAATGAGCGGTGATTTCACCAGCAAGTCGCTATGACCGTTTTTGTAGGCAATTCAGGCGTCGTTAAGCTGCGGCGCAGCACCCCATCAACTGCCTTTGCCAGCACGGTTGATCCAAGCGATGTCAACGTAAGCAAAAAACGATTTAGCTTTGACTTCCCTCAGGAAATGCTGCTGACAGGGGATCTGCTGCAGATCAAGAGCACCAACGGTGCAAACCTTGCGTTTATTGATGCTTCAGGTTGGGATGGCGGAAGTCAGTTGCCGGATGGTAACTGGTACATCAACGTTGACGAGCTTGGCGGCATCTGCCTTTACGACACGTTCGCTAATGCGTTGAACGGTGGCAGCACAGGCAAGATCACGCTTGCTGCAATCACAACCGCTATCCCGATTGAGGTCAAAAGCGTCCAGGCTGAATACAACATCCTTGGCTTGGTTCGTTCTTTTGAGCTGAACAACGACCGCGAGGTTGTAGACATCACTGCCCTGGGCGATGAGTTCCGCAAAAACGAAAGCAGCCTGATCAGCGGCAGCGGCAGCATTGAGTGCCAGTTCCACTACGACCCAGACATAGCTGGTTTAACGGTTGACTCAGACGTGCCCAGCTATCTGCACGAGTTGATCCTGCGGCAAAAGCTTGGGGCAGAGTTTGACGCCGAGCTGCACATTGTGCAGAAAGGTAAAAACCTAGACGCAACTGGAGACCAGTTTTATTTTGAGTTCAAAGGCATTGTGACTAACGCTGCGATCGGCCTAGGGACAGGCCAGCTGACGGTTTCTAACTTTAATTTTGTAACCACTGGTGCCATCACTCCAAAGCTTGGAATTGGTATTGTCACCAGCTACGTCCTGAAGGAAGACACTGACCGCATCCTGCTTGAGCAGCCCGGCAGCGGTAAGCTAGAGCTTGAAACTGACTAGACCCGCAGGGGGGTTAGGCAATGGCCGATCAGAAGATTACAGCCCTGAATGAGCTGGCTGAAGCCGACGTAGCTTCGACTGATGTTCTGCCCATTGCCGACGTAAGCGCAAGCGAGACCAAGAAGGTCAGTGTTAAGAGCCTGGTTGAACAGGGTGTTGACCTGATTGATGACGGCAGTATCCCGTCAGCGAAGTTAGCGGCGATTACGCCGAGTTCACTTGGCTCTAGCTCGACAGCCAAAGAGTTTATTGCTGGCCCAACCAGCGAAGGTGGTGCGTATAGCTCACGAGTTATCGCCTCTGGTGACTTGCCGGTTGCAACTGATTCAGCGTTAGGCGCTGCTGCTGCTGGCACGGGCTTAACTTCAACGTCCGGCACGTTTTCTGTTGATGCTGCAACTGCAGCCAACATTGGTGGCATTAGTGTCCCTTCTGCCTCTGGCCTCAGCGTCGATGGCAGCGGTGTCATTTCTCACCAATCCAGTGTTACTGGTCAGACCAAAAACGGTTTCACCGTCAACGCTTCCGGCCACATCACTGCTGTTGGCAGTATTGCCGCAGGTGATCTGCCAAAGGCGACAAGTTCTACTGTTGGCGGCGTTTTTATTGGCAGCGGCCTGAGCGTTACCGCTAGCGGCCAGCTAAATCACACCGACACCATCACAGCTGGAACGACCAGCGGCATCACGTTTAACAGTGAAGGTCACATCACGGCAACAACCGCGTTGACCGGAACTGATCTGCCCTCAAGTACCACAAGCGCCAAGGGCGGCGTGTCTGTTCCGTCAGGTGCTTTGTCAGTAAATGGCTCAGGCGCTCTTACCCATGACAACTCAGGTGTTACCGCTGGCGATTACGCAAAGGTCACTGTTGATGCTCGTGGTCACGTCACTGCTGGCACTACGCTGTCTGCTTCTGACATCCCAGATTTAAGCGCAGCAAAAATTACTTCAGGCACGATCGGAACATCTCTGATCGCGAACGATGCTGTGACCGGCGGCAAACTTGCTAACGGTTCTAGCGTCAGATTTGCAGGCGCTCCAGATACAAACGGTGTCGTTGATTTTGGAACTGCGGACTTCAACGGCCAGTTCCTATATGACGCTTACAACGAAAACCTTTACCTCTACGATGGAAACGCTTTTAAGTCGATTGACATTGTTAGCGGTGAAATTGTGTTTGCTGGAACGTATGACGCCAGCACAAACCTTGTTGCTTCAGTAACTGCTAAGGGCACTGCGATCGGTCTGACTGTTGGTCAAGCGTTAATTGCTCCTGCAGCTAGCAACCTTAACCATTATCTGACGGTCAGCGTTTCTGGTACGGGATCTGGCAACGCACCAGCAGAGGCTTTAGCACCGCCTGACTTTTTGCTTTCTACAGGTTCAAGCTGGCAGCTTCTTGACCTGTCAACTGCGTTGGCTGCTACGGCTGCAAACAACGTCAGCTTTGCCCCTACCGGCAACATTGCTGCAACTGATGTTCAGGCTGCGATTGAAGAACTCGATACTGAGAAGCTTCCAACTAATAACCCAAACATGACCGGCACTGCAACTTTTGCAGGCAATGTTGTTTTAGGAACGGCATCATCTCTGACCTTTGAGGGCAGCACTGCTGATGATTACGAGACCACCTTTGCAATCACGGATCCAACTGCTGATCGCACGATTACGTTCCCTGATGTTTCAGGCACCCTGGTAACGACGGGCGATACAGGTTCGGTCACCAACGCGATGTTGGCTGGCAGCATTGCATTGACCAAGCTTGCAAACCTGACTTCCGGTCAGTTAATTGTTGGCAACAGCAGCAATGTTCCTACCGCTGTTGCGTTGTCTGGTGACGCCACCATTAGCAACTCAGGCGCACTGACTATTGCTAACGACGCTGTAACCGCAGCGAAGTTGGCTGACACTGCTGTTACCGCTGGCAGCTACACGGCAGCTGACATCACTGTTGATGCACAAGGCCGGATTACGGCTGCTGCTTCTGGAACGATTGGTACTGCTGAGATCGCTGATGATGCAGTTACTGCAGACAAGCTCGCTGATACTGCTGTCACCGCTGGTTCTTACACAGCAGCAGACATCACTGTCGATGCTCAAGGTCGGGTTACTGCTGCAGCGAACGGGCAGATTGGTCCAAGCGAGCTTGCTGACACTGCTGTAACGGCTGGAAGTTATACGGCTGCTGATATCACCGTTGATGCCCAAGGCCGAATCACTGCCGCAGCGTCAGGCACGATCGGGACTAGCGAAATTGCTAACGATGCCGTAACTGCTGACAAGCTGGCAGACACGGCTGTCACGGCTGGTAGTTATACAGCGGCTGACATTACGGTTGATGCGCAAGGCCGCATCACCTCTGCAGCGTCTGGAACGATTAGCACAGGTGAGATTGCGGACGACGCGGTAACCGCAGATAAACTCGCGGACACTTCTGTCACCGCTGGCAGCTATACCTTGAGCAGCATCACTGTTGATGCTCAGGGCCGCATTACAGCAGCTTCAAGTGGCACTGCTGCTGACACTGACAAGATCACTGAGGGCAACACAGAGGCTGAGGTTGTTGATACCGGCTCTGATGGTCACTTCAAGGTCACAACAGAGAATACTGAGCGGATTCGTGTTGGCCCCGCTGGTCAAATCGGTATTGCTGGCGCGAACTACGGCACCAGCGGTCAGGTTCTGACAAGTGGTGGCGCATCAGGTGCTGTCAGCTGGGCGGATGCTGCTGCTGGTGGCTCTACTTTCCAAGCGACTGCAGACGGTGCACTGACTGATGGGATGCCTGTAATCATTCAGGCAGACGGCACTGTTAGAAGTGCTGCTGCAGCAATAACGCAGCACACAATTACTTCATCAAGTTTGACGCAGATTTACGCCAATAGAATCGGCATTGGCTCGATGGCATACAACAAAAATTATGACCAATTTGTTCACGCTGCCGAAGTTCAAGAAGGCAGTATTAACAATTACGGTATCGCTTGGATTCATGAAATTAGCGGCGACACTTTTACCACTAACACTGGTCAAACTGTAAACACTGACGTTAGGAACGCAATTGAGGTTGCATACGACGCGGCAAGTGGTTCTACTGTTTTTGTATATACAACCGATGATGCCAACACTAAAGCAAGAGCTGCAACCCATAGTGGCAGTGGCACCAACGCAAGTTTGACTTTTGGCACAGAAGTAACTATTAAAGGTGGTAGTCAGCATATGTGCCGTGTTTTTTCAACAGCAACTCATTCATATGCCGTATCGGTTGAGCTAAACGAAGTTCTTATTCGTCCTATGACGATTAGCGGCAATACAATTACAATGGGAAGCATACACACCATTAACGAATCAGTTCGGGGCAGCGCAAACAGCGGCGCTAAATATATTTCTTTTGCTACAAATGGTACCGATGAGGCTTTGCTTGTTTTCACTGATGACAGTGACCAAGATGGCAAGGCTATTCCTCTTGCGCTGAACGGGGCTACAATTACAACTGGAACGGTTGCAACATTTAATACTACTGATACACTACTTAATCGCCAAGCTGTTGTTTATGACGAAGTTGCAGACAAGTATTTGATCGGTTTTAGAGATGGAGATGACGGCGATGATTGCCATCTTGTTGTGGCAACTGTTACTAATAGCAGCACAGTTGCTTTTGGTGTTGTAAATGAATTCGAAGGGGATGCTAACAACAGTCTTTCTCTTGCCTATGATCCCACCGGAAAACAGACTTTAGTTGTTGTTTCAAACGATACTGACGGCAAATATACGGGCCAAAAGGCAACAATTTCAGGTACTGGGTCAACAGCCACGGTTTCTGTTGATACTGCTGTGAACATCGAGACTGAAAGTACAGCAGACAGCGTTCCGGCTTTTACACACAGCCCGGACGCCGAACGGTTTTTGTTCGCCTTTGAACCCTCTAGCGATTTGAGAGGACAAGTTGTCAAGACAGCTACTGCTGACAATAAATTAACCGCTGAAAACTACATTGGTATCTCAAACGGTGCCTACGCTGATGCTGCAACAGCAACGATTCAGCTTGTGGGATCAGTTGACGATGCTCAGTCAGGGCTGACGCCAGGCCAATCGTATTTCGTCAAACATGCTGGCGGAATTGGTCTTACTGCAGACAATCCCTCTGTGTTTGCTGGAACGGCAGTTGCTGCGACCAAGCTGATTGTAAAGGGTTGACGTGTTGTCCGGCTTATTCGCCAATAGGATGAGCCGGTCAGCCTGAGAACAGCATGAAGCGTCCTGACCCGATGATCGCCGGTAAACCGGGTGCTGAAGATGTGCCTGTGATGCGGGCTAGAACGCTGTGGCTTGAGGAATTGTTTTTCCTCGATGGCCGCGATCAGATCTCACACCCAATGCACGGTCTGTTTACTGGTTTGGCTGAAAAGTATTCGCTGTTGGATTCAACTGACGGAATCTGATGGCGAAGTCACTTAGCGGGCAAAGTTTTGTCCAAGGTAAACCTAAGAAGACCAGACAAGGTAATGGACAACACTCACGCCCCAAAAAAGGGCGCAAGAAGTATCGTGGTCAGGGAAAACGCTAATT